CAAAGAGTCGAGGTGACTTTTGAGGTTGAAATGGCTGGCTCTGGCGCTGCTGGCACTGCACCTGCTTGGGGGCCGGTGATGAAGGCTTGTGGGAACAGTCAGACGATTGTTTCAAGCACTTCCGTTACCTACGCACCTGTAAGCAGCAGCTTTGATTCCGTCACGCTTTTCTTTTTCCAAGATGGTGTCCGCCATATTGTTACTGGCGCTCGCGGTTCTTTTTCGATCAGTGCTGAGCTTGGTGCGATTCCAACCATCAGCTTCACGATGATCGGCATCTATAACGCACCGACAGACGATGCGAACGCAACGCCGACGTATCAGAACCAGGCCAAGCCTGTGTTGTTTAAGAACGGCAACACCACCAGCCAACAGCTGTTCAGCTATGCCGGCGCTGTTCAGTCATTCAGCTTTGATCAAAACAACCAGACCGTTTACCGCGAGCTGGTGGGCGGCACCAAAGAGGTGCTCATTACTGACCGTCGCCCTGGCGGCAGCATTGTGCTTGAGGCTGTGGCAATGGGCACCAAGAACTATTTCACTGCCATCACTGGCACGGCTACTGGAAACAACACATTCCAGCACGGTCAAACCGCTGGCAACAAGTTCACGTTTAGTGCGCCTCAGACTGATTTGTCTTCTGTCAGCTACTCAGATTCTGATGGGATTCAGATGTTGAACTTCGACTACACAGCCACGCCAACAACGGCTGGGAACAATGAGTATGCGCTGACGCTTACATAGTGCGCTAGTTTTGGGGTGAATTATTCCTTTTATGGGATTCGTCCTCAAAAAGTCAAACACCTACAAGTGGCCCGTTTCTGTGGATGTCCCTGTTGATGGGGGCAAGCACGAGCGGGTCACTTTTGATGTTGAGTTCAGAGACTTAACGCAAAGCCGGCTGCTGGAAATCGCTGAGCTGAGCGGTGAAGGCAATCTGTCTGACGTTGAGATCGCCCGTGAGGTGATGTCAGGTTGGGCAGGTGTTGAGGATGAGGATGGCAAGGAACTGCCTTACAGCATCACTAAGCGTGATGAGCTGCTGGACGTGCCCATGATGGCCAGTGCGATTGCTGGCGCTTATTTGGACAGCAAGCAGGGAGCCAAGAGAAAAAACTAGAGGAGGCCGTTGAGTATCTGTTCAACGGCCCTGATGACACCTCAGAGCTATTGGCTGATGCCAAGGCGTTTGGCTTGGCGTTGCCTGAGCCTGATGCG